AACGAATGTCCTGCCGACGGAGGGGAACGTTATAACATAGAATGAATGCCCTTCCCGCATATAGGCGAAACCCTCGGCATTCACAGTATCCGTAAATTTCGCCATTTCTTCATTCAGCCCCCTCGGACTGATAATTGTAGGCGTAAAGTCCCGCACCATTACGATGACCCGTTCGCCTTGTGGTGCCGTAGTTCTTGCCAGGAAGAATCTTGCTTGATCGTTCTGCGCAAGACTGTTCTTTGCAGCAAGCCCGAAATTCAACACTCCACCGCTTCTGCGCTGAAAAGGGAATCCCTCAAGAGCCGCATTGTAAAAGATTTCCGTTGTTACCTTGCCGTAGAACCAAACGTTTTCATCGGAAGCGTCTACCGATACAAGCGGATCCGGATCTCCCTCGGCGGAAGCAAAGTCTAAAGCATCCCAAGTAGTACCGTCGTATAGCCCGCACGTGCGCCCGACTTGCGAGTCAGGGTCAACAGTGATGAAATACCCGTCTTTGAACGCCACCGCTGAAGCTCCGGGGAAGTCTCCATCCGTTATCTGCGCGAACGTGTCCGTCGCTTTTGTATAAATGTAGCCATAAGGACCATCCACGATCATGACTTGAAGCCCGTTGTCCGCCATGCCGACGATCCCTTGGGAAGTGAGGAGTGTCCCTTTTTCCGTGGGGACTCCGCTTGTCGAAATACGATAAAACTTCCCCCCTGCTACGGCAAATTGAATAGATTCATCCTTGCTCATGACATATTGACGCCGCAGGGGATATCCGCCAAGGGTCGTAAACTCCTCAAGTCCCTCGGTCCCGTGTAGCTCGAAGTACCCTCCAATAGGATTCCATACCGGCATGAGGTTTACGTATCGCTCTCCGTCAATCAGGAAATTGCCTGTGGCTACCGGGAATTTCATAACCGCTTACTCCAAGGTGTAAATATTCGGCCGCCTGCCACTTCCCGCCGTAGGAACCAACGCAAATGACGCATTCGCAGGTTCGGCATTTAAGCCTTTTATTCCCGACAGCGCCGTGTTTGCCGCAGCGAGCAATGAATCAGGTACTCCGGTATCCAGGTATGCCGCTGCACACAGGACCGCCATGCTTGACACAAGCGCCGACTCATAGCCCGGCTGGAAATCGTAGGTAGTGAACAAATCCGCAAACGACGTAAGCATCTTGGACGAGAAAAAATGCGCCGAATATGCCTTGTCCGGGAGGTAGTCGAAAACGATAGTTCCGTTCGGAACCGTCGGACGGTAGAGCATCCGGGCTGGCATGGATTGAAGCGTTTTCGTTGTGAGAATCTGATACTGCTGTTCAGTCATGTCCGTTTCAAGGGGATAATCATTGTCCCCATCCCGGAGATAGGCAATTTCAACCTTAATCGGACGCACAGTAGTAATATCAGGAGACCCGCTTTCTCCGATGGTGTACGAGCCCTGTCCAACGATAAGCGTCTTGATGTCCTCGGTTCGCACAGGGATCGTCAGGCGCTGCGTAGACCACAAATCGAGCAGACGATTCAGCTTGCGCAGAAGGGTGTCTATCTCTGCGCCGGGCACCGCCTCTCCTGCGGCAATTACCTTGGCTTCGACCATAGCGTCGGCTATGATGTCGTTCGCGGTCAGGGTTCGCATGGATTATGCCTCCACGGGTTCGGAATACCACGAACCATCTATCTTGTTCTTCCATCTCACCCGGAGCGTCCTCGGTTCCGTAGTCCACCCTTCCGGGATGATTTCTCCCGACTTAACGCTCAAGGGTTCGTGTTCGTTGTTGTAAATGGTCGTATCACGCACAGCCTTCACGCCCCCAGATTCTTCCGGTTCGGTTTTAGGCTCCGGAGGCAACGGTGCAACCACCGGCCTTCGCGGCTTTCCTTTTTCCCATCCCATCTTTCACCTCCACGAACCATATTGTATCAACAACGTGTGCGGTGCCAAAGGACTCTTCCACCGCCCGCCGTACTCCCGGCCATCCGTCCGCATAGTCATGACCGCAAAGAATGCCCCCGGGCCTTACCTTCGGCAACCAACGGTCGATTTCAGACATTACCTGTTCATAACGGTGATCAGAATCAATGAACACCATATCAACCGATTGCTCTTGAATCTGCTCTGCCGCCTCATCGGAACCCATCTTCATGGTAATAAGGTTCGGATAATGCCCTACATTCTTCATGAAAATCTCATAGATAGGCTCCGCCCTGGCAATGGAAAGCGTAGAATCCCTGTAATCATCACTGCCCTGGAAATGGTCTACGGCCGTCACGGTTCCCTTGCAACCTTCGAGCAGGGCCTTTGTCGAGCGACCCTTCCATGACCCGACCTCCACCACGTTCTCGGACGACTCTGCCGCCTTCTTAAGGAAGGCCAATTCAGTCTTCGTCATCCAACCGTCAGGCTCTCCATCGTTTACCTTATCGGCGTTGAGTTCTGCCGCATGTATCGCATCGAAATGTTCTTTGAAAATGGTTTGCCTTGCCACATGACCCATACGGATTGTCGGATCGGCCCATATCTGAAAGCCCAGGGCCTTCACGCGATGGCAGAACGACACGTCCTCGGAAAGTTGTTCCGTTTCACCTGCGGCATTCACAAACGTAATGTGATGAAATGGTTGCCCGAAATAGCGGTCCAGAAAAAGACCCTCTCGGAGTTTCACGTCTTTGGTATATGCCTTCAAGACTTTCTTGCCGATAAGCAGAAAGCCCGCGCCGCACGCATCAACTTTGAACGACCTCTCCGGCAGGGTAGTAAGATTGCGTATTCTGCCATCCGGCATAAATTCATAGACGACCGGCGCGTAAGGATGTAACCGACTGAAATACACCCCCGTTGCAATGTCCCGTTTCATGGAAATAAGACGCTTGAGTGCATCTGCCGGGAATACGGTGTCAGAATCGATAAATAGCAAATAATCTGCTTCCCATCCCTGAGCCATTTTGAACATGTCCGTCCGGCCCTCGGACAATAGGGCGTTCTGGAAAATTTCATAGCGATACTCCGCGCTCATTGCCGGGAACATCAGCGCCGCAGAGTGTGCATAGTGCCCCTCTACATCCGACGCATGAGGCGTAGCCACAAGGATTTTGAGACGGTTAGATTGTGGTGCAGTCCCCGCAGAGTTCAAGGTCTTTCCTCTCTCCCTTTGCATTCTTCGTTCTAAAATGCGTGAAACGTTCCCCACCCCACACCTCCCTGATGGCTTCGGTGTTCAAGTCCCCCATGATGACTTCTCCCTCCACGTCGAAGCAACACAACGGCACACGGCCATCCCACAAAACAGTCATGTGTGTTGCTGGCCTGCAACAAACCTGCCTCATGTTATACGACGGCCTGAGTTTCCCGGCCCAATTTCCGGGCAGAAAGACCCGTGGATTGATTCCTTTAGCGGTAAAGAATCGTTTAAATTCTTCGGCCTCATACCCGGTGATATAGGCAGGATCGAGTATTATAGACGCCGCAAGTTCCACAGTCGGGTCGAGCATACGATAGCGCATGATGTTTTCGTATGCCGTCTCCATGTCCATCCCCATCAAGTCGCGTCGGGCCTCATTCGATACGGCATTGAGCGAGAAGTTTACTGCCCAAACGCGAAGCGCCGCCAACTTACGGGCCTTCTCGTCATTGAGCAGGTTCCCGTTGGAGTATAGGCATACGCGGGCATTCGGCAACTTTTCGTTGACGTAAGCGATCCGGTCAAAAATGTCATTGTCAATGAACGGTTCCCCATTCAGAAACGGAAGCACCATGTCAGGCTGCATTTCCACGGCATCGTCGATGATCTTCCTGAACAGATCCATGCTCATGAATCCGCGCTCACGCTGCATCGTCGGGACCGGACAAAATACACACTTCCCATTGCAGTGGTTCGTCGTTTCTATCTGGAGCGTTCCCAGTGTGCTCATTTCTTGTTCACCATACCCCCTTGCTTCAAAAAAGGGGCGGGCCTCATAAACCCGCCCCATGTGCTCAGTTGATGTCGGTGATCCCGATCTTGCAGATTGCGTTTCCGGTGCCGCTCGACTCCACCGTAAACACCGCGCCCTTCGTAACTGCGATGTTTGCCAGCGTCTCTTCGCCCACAACGGCGTTGGCGGTCGTGCCCTTTGCAACAGACGCGACCGTGGCCGTTCCGTTCTTCAGAACGATGTTCGACGCCGTGGCATCGGCCGCGATTGCCTCGAACGATTCCACCGTGAAGTTGTTCGGTGCGCCTGCGGACGAAAACACGTTGACCGGAGTGGTCCCGCTCGTGGTTGCAAGGACCGTCTGATGGAATCGCGCCGCAATACCGAGGCTCGTGTCAGGGCTGATGATCTCCCAGTCAGTCTTACCAGACTCAGCCGCAATGACGATGCTCTGACCGGGAGCGATTACATATCCCGCCAGTCCGTTGATGGTATTGCCGGAACCCGGAGCCACCGTCAGGGCATAGGTTGCCGTGGGTGCCTTGAGTTTATAGACCTTCTTCCCGATGACGGTTCCAATCATCGTAGAAATGACCGGAAGCGTCACGGTAATCGCCGTAGTCGCGCTGATCTGGTCATCGGTCAGAAGCGCAGTATACGCCGCCGCCTTCTGCGTAATGGTCCGCGGGGAGAACCCCGCAGCCACGAATGCCTTCATGCCTTTTCCCATAGTAGTCTCTCCTTTTCCTCCCGCGGTTAGTTCGTGATCCGGCAGGCCAATTCGGGCCAGAACGTCTTTTTCGCCCACGCCGCGTCCATACGCCAGATTTCCGAGAAGTTCATGATGTCCGGCCCAGTCGTCACGGTCACAGACAACCCGCGATAACTCCGGGTCGTCGCTTTGAGGCCTCGGGGTGCCTTGATCGACGCCATTACGAGGCCGAAAGCGTTCTTCTGGAACATGAGGGACTGTCCGTAAGCCGTGGACAGTGTGCCAGTTTTCACCGTGATGGTCTTCCCGTCTCCTGCCGCAGCGTTGACCGTCTTGAATGCCCCAGTCGTGATGATCTGCGGACTGACGGAAATGGTAGCGTTACCGCTGGCGTCCGTGGTCACATCCGCTTGAACAGAAAACTCCTGAAGGTTTCCGGTATTCTGACCGTTGTTGATGTTTACTGCATACACATCGGCCACGGTGAAAACATCGCCCCTTTTGAGAATAAGGGTCGAGGTCGCCCACCCGTCCGTGATGAGTGAACCGCCTTCCTGTCCGGACCCGTTCGTCAGCGGCGTTCCGCTGTATGCTCCAACGGTATGAACCGGGCAGTTTGCGGACTCGAATGGCTTGGCACCGGCGATCTGGAAAAGCTTCGCCGTCTTGACAAGCTGTCCGGTTTCGTCCTGCGGGTTGAATCCCGAGGCAAGACCGGATGTCAGTTTATTGTACGCCTTAGGGTTCAGGGCAAGATGGCGGTTTTCTTCAGGCGCTCCGCCATGTGTCAGCAGTTCGCGGGCGTCTGAACAAGCCCCGTATGCCGCTGGCGGGGTACCGGGCGTCCCGGTCAGGTTGTAGATGTCCGGGTAGAGTGAAAACAGGCTCATCTCCACATCGGTCACGAGACGGCTTGCGGCTGGCTCCAGGAAGTTTCCTGCCCAATCATCGAAGGCCGAGGCGTTCATGGTTAGGTCCAGCCCGGAAAGCTCCAATGGGATTACTTTCCAAGAATCTGCCGTCACGTCTACACGGCCTTGGTTGATCGTCTGAAGCGATCCGATCACCGGACCGTCCTGTGATTCATAGCGGGGCGGCTTTTTAACGGAAAAGGTCTGTCCCTTCCGTTCCAGCAGTACGTTTTCATACTGCCGGTTTACCGCACCGATCATTTTTCCCGTGGCGATGGTGTCCATGAATTCCAGCATCGCATCCGCCACGAGTGCGGGGGTCACAAATTGGCTCATTGTTGGGCTCCTTTTTTAGCCCATTATTGCCGCTGCCGTGCAAGCCTCTGTTCGCGAATCATCTTGATCCGGTCGTTGCTGTCGATGTTCTCGACAAAGATGTTCTTGCCCGTGGAGGAATTCTTCCCGTCCACGGTTTCAGCAGGCGGCGGGGCTTTCGTGGTTTTTTTGAGTTGCACTTGCCCTGAAGCGATTTTCATCTTCAGGAGCACCATTTCTTCTTGCTGAAGGAACGGCGTCAGTCGTGCGATTCGCTCGTTCTCTGCGGGGTTCATGCCGAGGTAGTATTCCAGGTCAGCGGCCACACCAGGCTCGGAGTTAACAAGATAGACCTTCTGCATGTCCGAAAGGTTCAGGTTGTCGGAATGCGTCACGATGTCGAAGTCGTCATACCGGGAAATTCCCTCCCGGTCTACAGCCTGAACCTTCTCCATAATGGTCGTCTGTGTTGTCTTCCGTTCGTTGCTCTCGGCTTCCGCCTTGGCTTTCTGGTCCCTGGTCCAATCCCTCGCGTCTGCCTTCCAGTCCGTCAGAGCTTCCACCCATTCGGAATGGGTCTGAAAATCAGCCTCTTTCGGCTTTGGGTTCTCGCGCTCGTATGCGACTATAGGCGGTACCTCGGCACCCTCGCCGGTCTTGCCCTTGCTCTCAAGGGCCTCTGTCCTGCCTTTTAGCCTTGCATTTTCGAGTTCGAGTTCCCTTACCCGCGCATCGTCCCGCGCTTTCCTGGCCGCGATCCGCTTTTCCGCCGCTTCCCGGTTGTGCTTCCTCCGTGCTTCTTCCTCGGCATCCGGCGTCAATGTGGCATCGTCGGTCTTTCCTTCAGCGTCCCTCTTCTCTGAGGCTTCCTTTGCGGTGGCCCCTTCCGTTGCGGCTGCGGTTGCCGCTTCCTGCTCGCCCGGTACTACCTCGGTTTTCGTGTCTGTCACGTTCTGCTCGTCCATTGTGCTTCCTCCCTGTGGGGTATCTCGGCTAAATGCCGGTTATTAAACGTGCTCGGTTATGACAGCAGCAGCGTCAGGCATATCGCCATTGCCTCCTCTTCCTCGGCGGCTTCGAGCATTGCCCGCGCCTGCATTTCCTCTGCCCTTAACCGTTCGGCGTGTGCTTTTGCCCTCTCTACCGCTGCCTCAGCCGCCCGACGAGACCGGGTAATCCCTGCCAGCCGCTTTCTGGCCTCTGCAAGCTGTGTCGACCGCTTTTCAGCCTCGATCCGGGACTCTTCCTCCCGCTCCTGCCGGATCAATTCTGCCGCCGCCCGTTCGGCCGCTTCCTGTGCTTCCAGGGCCATCCTGCGCCGACGTTCGTACTCGATGAAATCGGCGTAGGTCCAGCCGCCAGCTACGGGCTCGGGCTCGGCCGCGCCTTCACGATCAATACCGCAAGATACCGTGTCATCCTCGTCGCTGAATTCCAGCGATAGAGTGCGGGCCGCCAAGTGCTCAACGGCAAAAGCTACTGTGTCATCCGCATCCGTCGTTGACAGCGACAAACTTCTCGGGGTCGGACCTGTGCCGACGATTGCCGGAGTCGTCCAGACGATGATCCCGCTTGTTTCTATGTCATGCGTCCAAGCCCCCTTTGTAACTACTGGGGCAGTCAACGTGAAGGCCAGAACATCATCGGTGTCCGTCGTTGACAGCGACACAGATACGTCAACGTCGGTAGACATGCTTACCGTGTCGTCTATATCAGAAGTAACCAACGACAGGTTTCGCTCATTCGATACGATTACCGGGTTCCCCCAGGTAATGAAGGAGTTATCAAAAAACGTATTATGCAACCAGTCTTTTATCATACGTTCGTCTTAATCGTAACCAACCTGGCATCGGCCCCGGTTGCCGTGAATTTCAGCGTTATAACGTCACCGTTCAAGTCCGTTGTTGCAAGGTTAATCTTATAAATACCCGCGCTTACTTCCGAGACTGCATTCGCGCACGCTCCGAATGCCGCTCCGTCAATGCTGCGTTCTGCCGTGACTGTCAGCCCCGTTTTGCCGGTCACATGGTCCGTGGAGTCCACCATGAAAAACTCGAAGTTGCTTAAAGCCGTATTTTTCTTGATCCCGTCAACAGAAGCTTCCGTGACGTACCCATTCGCATCCGTGACAAGTTTGTTGGCTGGAACCTCAAGGATTGAATCTGCCGGGGTCTGTCCCGCAGCATATCCGCCGACGGTCACATTTGCCGTAACGCTTCCTACTGCTCCTGTTACTGCTGCCGCCGTTGGCGTAGAGGCGGTGCAAGCTGTCGTGACGCTGGTTTTCATTGTCGCTGTCAGGTCTCCGCTTGTCGGCGCGTTGGTCAAATTTGTTACAGTCGTTATTGTACCCGCCGTTATGTTTGTGGTACTCGCCACCGTGGTCGGAAACGTCGCCGCCAAAAATCCCGTTGGCTGCGTATAGGTTGCCATGCGGGAAGTAATAGCCGCGTCAAGATTATCAAAACGATATGGCACGGTCTGAATATTTATCGTCAGATCGCACCCCGCGCCAGCCGCATCGGAAAAGATAAGCGTGATATTATCTCCATTCGTATTTGCCTGAGAAAGAACAACCTTGACCCGTTTAGTGAAATCTGCATCTACAACCGGAAGGGTGTCAAGGTTTGCCGGGGCTCCATCATCAATGGCAATCTTTACATCCCCCGCTGCCAACGTGGGATTTGCTTGCATGATCTTCGTGTTCGCCTGTGAAACGAGGGAAATATAGAACGTATAACCACTCGCATGGTTCTTGACGCATGGATAAAAACTTGCCATTTATCCCCCGCTTACCATCAAAATGCCGTTCTGCGTGAAGTCGTCTTCGCCGATATACTTTGTAGACATATCGGACGTTGCCGCGATGGTCTCTCTGATTCTGACGAACGCTCCGCCGCCAGTCTGCGCTACTGAAAGCGTCCATCCGACTACCGGGGCCGCGCTTGCCGTGCCTGCCGTACAGGTCGCCGTTGAAGATGATGCTTCACTGTCAAGGCCCGTTGCGGTAGTGCCTTCCGTCGCCGGATTTTCCGTGACCGTGCCGATGGTGGCCCCAGTGGCGGTGATCGTTGGACTTCCGAACGTGCTGTTATTCCCCGGCAACCCCGTAAAGTTTATAACAACGTCACCCGTGGTAATACCGGGATTCGCGTCCATCGTAGCGGAGTAGCCGGTTCCGCTTGTAACGTCGAAACCCTTGCATCCCACAGGATCATCAATCGTATAGCCGGAAGTAGGCCTGAGCCTGATAGCTACTCCGAGTGTCGTGTTCCCGCTCGTTATGGAGAAGGTCGGAGTTGCCGAATCACCGGATTGCCAAACTCGATAAAAAGCAGCCCAATGCACGGAACCCGCGTCCGTGGCGTTTGCCACGGTGCCGTTGGTCCCGTCCGTGCCAGTTATCGGGGTCCATCCCGCAAGCGTGTTGATCGTCGTAGTGTACGGCTTGCCGGTAATAAATATTACATGCACGTCGCCTGCCGCCGGGGTTGCGGGCAAACCGGGGGCGCAGGTTGTTGAACCCGACGCCCACGCTCCTGCTGTGATCCCAATCGCCATTTACACCACTGGAACGAACCAGTCTACAAGCTGGCCGAAATTCGTATCTGCTGCCAACTCGGAAACTGTGCCCGCTACAAGGTTATACGTCTCGTCACCCTTGCCCGTAGGAACGCCGTACTGCGTCTCGATGTCCGTATACGTCACTCCATCGGTCATGTTGTCCATGAGTTCCTTGTGCTGTCGGAGTTTGTCCTGATAAAGCCTCAACGTCTCGATGACATTGAGCAAATCCGCGCCCATCTGCCTGCTTCTGTCCACCGTGATGAAATTGATTGCCATTCCTGTTGCTCTCCTTTACCCGTGCGTGATAGTTCCGGCGGTCCAGTTGACCGTTTGCCCGGATGAAATACTCGTATTGTCGATGATGATATCGGTACCGACTGTCCCGACGGTCATTCCTTCCCGTACCATCGTATCGGCAGAATCTGTCAGCCGGGCTATTGCAGCCACACCGTCGGCTGCCCCGGTAGTGGATTTCGGCATACCGGAGAACGTGAGGACCGCGGGATCTCCGGCCACGGACCCGCATGGATCAGAGCAGTTGAATTCCGCCAAAAGCGCCGCATAGGCCGCCGAATATATCTTGAGTTTCCCGGCCCCGACCCCGCCGTCAATGGCGTCTTTGACCACGGTCATTCGATCTGTTTTCACCGTGTTATTGTACGTTCCCGCCATTACTTCTTACCCTTCAGCGGCTTGCCCGTCTTGTAGCTCTGCCCGGTGCTCTTCTGGCAGACCGCATACGGATTGACCGAGTTGCCAGACTTCTTGACACTATCAACGCACTTATGAACCTTCGTCCCCTTTGGCATTGTCCTTTTCCTCCGTGATCTCCCCGGTATACTTCTTCCCACTCGGACCCGTAACCGTC